GATCATGTCAAGCTCTTCGTCTGTCGGGAAGCGCTTGTGACGAGAGAAAAAATCTTGCTTTAATTTATCAATCAGCGGCGTTTTGCCGGCCGACAATTTTGCATTCTCAATTCCCTGCGCCATGCGCGCCATGTAATCCGCGCTTGGGGTGATTGACGCTTGACCTTCTACAGGGATTGCTTCTAAGGTGCCAGCTTCTTGCGCCCGCTCGATGTTTTGCATTACGTTTGGGTCGTTGATGTCTTGAACCTTAGGCTTTAGGTATGTGCCTTTGACCGTGCGCCCAGTCATAGCTTTTGTCAGGAAAGGATCCGGACCCGCGGGGAACATTAGGTTCGGGTCAGTGGCCAACTCGTGAAATGCGCGCGCCTCTGCCTGCGGTCCAGTACGAAGTGTAGACGATGGCCTTGACAAAGACATGACGTGCTTCTTTAGCTCTTGCACATCAGCTTCAGGAGGTGCCTTGCCATAGGCTTTTTTGTATCTGGCAATAGCCTTAGCAACCTGCTCGAGCATATCCTTGCCGACAAGCCTTCCTGCGGCCATGGACGGAATCCCTGCCATCTCCAGCATCATCTCACGTGGTGACTTAATTGGGTTCATTATTTTTGGAGTCTCCCTAGCACCACTTATGCACAATAGCCGCTAGGCGCGCCCTACTGGGCGTACGGGTTGTACCGCTGCTTGCTTTTGTCATCCGCGTAGTCGTAGTCGCGCACCGGCAGGGGGTCCAGCTGTATCCAGCCCGAGTCGCGCAGCACACGCAAGGCCTGGGATAAGCTGTCCACGTAGTCATCGTGCCCACCAGACTCCGGGAACGCACACACCTGGCGCAGGAAACGCTTTGCCCAGTCAGCAAACTCCCCATGCTTTTTCACATCCTCCGGCACGTAGACCTTGCCCTTCGCTATAAGCGGAGCCACGATGTTGATACGCTGCACCTTGTCCGCTCGGCCAGGGTTGTACGCCCTGACCGGCACGCCGGCACCTTGCAGCTCCTGGATTAGCGAGATACCTGCCGACTTATCCTCCATGAGGATTAGGTCTGCCTTTCTGCCTTTTGCAAAGGTGTTGTCCGCGCCGTACACGACCTCCTTAAAGTCGTTGATTACCTTCTTGCGCAGCTCGGGATATGACAGGTGCGCATCCCACGCATCCAGAAGGATGATGCACGTCCCCTTGTCCTGGTTCTCAAACACGCCCCAAACCTCGCAAGCCGTCGGGTCGTTGTGTGTCTTCTCACTCGTTGCCGGGTCGTATGAGGCGATCACATACTCCAGTGTCGGCGTCTCCTTTTTCATCGGCCACATCTTAAACCACTTGCGCTTCACAATGCCGGCGTCTTCTGGGTTTAGGATTTCACCATAGATCTCCTGTTTACCCAGGTCAGTGCCTTCGTAGGTCTCAAGCTGCTTGAAAAACGTCGCCGATAGGTTCTGCCTGTTGTCATAAGACGAGGCATTTACCATGTACACGTCGCCGCCGACCTTACCCTCGGCCAGATCGACAATTAACTCCTTTGGCTTGGGTGTGGTGGTTATGATCTGCTGCACCCGGGCTATGCCTTGGTGCTTTAAGCGCAGCGTAAACTGCACCTGGTCGTACGCATCGTCGATGTACTCAAACGCACAGAGCTCATCGAACCAGGCGCCATGGAACTGCTTACCTCGATACCGCTCTGGCTCGGATCCTGGTATGCCCTGGATGATAGACCCGTTGATTAACGTGATTTCAAAGAGCGACTTGTTGTAATCCTTGATCAACGAGTGCGGAATGATGTTAAGTAACCCCGAGTCGCCCTCAAAACACGTCGCCCGAATGTCGTTTGACGTCGGCGCGGTCACTAACCAGCGTGTGTCGGGGTGTTTCCACGCCCGAATCCCAATCCAATGGCTCGCGGTGTGCGTTTTACCTGATCCCCGGCCGGCAAGCATGAGGAAGGTGTCATATTCGCTGTCCTCCGGCTCTCTTTGGTGTCCAAGCGCGCTTAATTCCCATCGAACCTGCCACAAAGCCGCGTCCAGCTGCGGTTTTGGCCAGTGTTTGTTGTTTTTTGCAAAATCCGCCAGGATTTTTTCTTGTTTTTTGCTCAACATACTGAGATAAATCCCTCACTTGCCAAGAATGGTTTGTCAACAATGACATGAACGCACTGTTTCGGATCAATTTTCTTGATTTTTTGTATGTACCTGCGCTTTAGGCGCCCGTTTTTGTCTTCCAGCCTGAATGTCAGTCTATAATTCGGCCCAATCTCAGGCGTGTACAGCATGGTCTTACACCCCAGCGACTCAACCAGCGCCTGGTAGCGCCTAACTGTCGGGTAGTGGGGCTCGTAAATCGCGTATTTCTTCTCGTGGTTGTCCCACACCACATAAAAGCACGCGTCTATCAGACCCTCCAGCAGCTCCTCCCGTTGCTCGGGCGAGCTCTCCACGTAACTAAACGGCAGAGTCGTTGGGATGTCTGCGCCGGCAAACAAAAACGTGTCCTTGATCGATGGCCGGAACTCAAACTTAAAGCGGCCCACGTTAAACTGTTTCACCTTCATAAAAAACCCGTGCCCGCGGCACCGCTTTCTCACCCGCTCCAGATCCATCTTGCCTACCATGTTCCTGCCTGACGGCCGCAACGACCCCAGCCAGATACCCATCACATAGGGCGGCACCGGCAGATCCTTCCACGTGTACTGCAGCGGCTCGCACACTTGTATGGACCAAGTCTCTGGTTCTTTTTTAACCAGCTCGTCCATTGACAAGAGCTTGATCTTCGAGCGCAGTGGCTTAGAATACTTCTTGCCGCGGTTCTTAACCCACCGCGACAAGTTGTCTCTATACGTCTTATCTTGCAGCGGGAGCGCCATGTGAGAGTCGCCCTCTAGCCCCAGCCCATCATCAAACGACACCTGATAGCACGCGCTCGGTATGTACTGCTGCACCGATCTCACCGGCTGGGCGCAGCCCGCTTGGTCAAACACAAGATCTCCAGGGCGCAAGTCGATTGCCCGCCGCCAGCCACTAAGCGTGGGTATTGGCGTTGTCGCTGCTAGTCCCATGTCTCTTTGTCTTTTTCCTAGTCCGGTCGTTTAGTAGGGCGCGCTGTGATGCGCCAGGAGACAGCCAAATCTCCTTGAAGTAACCATCGAGCTTGCGCTTATTGGTGTACGCAAAGAAGATGTAGCCATCCATCCTAAGATCCCCTCTGCGGAATTGGCTGTTTGTTTGTGGGTTAATTCGCTTCATACCAGTGCCTCCATATACCTACTTATACAAAAAATAAATGGGGACAGCTGTCAAGGGTTGCGGGGGTTGCGGGGGTCTAAACCAGGTCCCCCTCTCGGTTTATATTTTTTATTTTCAAAAAAAAAATAAAAGTGAAATAGACCCCCGCAACCCCCGCAACCCTTGACAGCAAAAAAATTTTACCAACAAAATCAATAACTTACAAAAGTGCGGCATAGAGAAAAAAGGGCCTCAGACCCTTGACACGACCCCGGCAACCCTTGACAACTTGTCCGCACAAGCAAAAGTTATCCAAAGTTATCCACAGAGTTATCCACAGGTTGCCTATTTTTAGGGTTGTCTCTATACCTGTCTCTATACGCAAAAAAATATAAAAAAAATTGCAAAAACTGTCGATTTGGGGTGGGGCCACCACCGCCCTCCCCGACAGGACCCGTTCAGGTGGTCCGTCCCTATTTTCGACCCCCGTTATGTTGCAGCGCACCAATTTGCTGCATTGCAGCACCCCCAGTTAGTGCTCACTAACTTTGTGCAGTGCAACAAGTAAGTGAGCACTAACTAACCTGTATGCGGCAGTGCAACACCCCCAGCGAGCGCACACTAACTTATATGCTGCAGTGCACCACCCCCAGTGAGCGCTCACTAACATATTGCAGCGCGGCAATTAGGTTAGTGAGCGCACACTAACATGCAGGCAGGCACGCGTCTTGCCTTAGCAAGAATCATGCCAAGCTGGCCATGCAAGAATCGTGCCAGATTGCCGGCTAAGTTAGTGAGTGCTCGCGAGCGCGAGCTAGACATCTGGGCATAAAGTAACCACAACGACAGCAGGGAGAATCCAGCAGGCAAAAACCACCCTGAAAAAACCAGTATATTGAGACCATTACATAACAGGAGATCTCACCATGGCGGCATCCCCAGAATTTAAGCTTTACGACGCAGCAGGCACCTATCAGGCAGCCTGCAAACAGCCTGAGCAGGCAGCAGCCCTTGTTTCTTTTTTAGGCGACGGCGCCACCATCCGCTACGGCCACACCAAAAAAGACATCGTGTGGACCGAGGGAGTGGACGGCGCAGCTTCCGACTCTTATGACCAAACAGCAAACAAGGTCGTTGACCGGCTGTTTGCGCGCAGCGTTGAGCGCCAACGTCAAAGGGATTTTGACCGATGGGGCGGCGAGCGCCGGCTGTATCCCTTAGATTGACCCAGCATCACTGATGAGGCCTGAATGGCCGAAACCCCGGCGACGGGGTCTGATGCAATCACAACAGGAGCACACACCATGCATAAAACGTTACTCACCGTCGACACGAATGCCAAGACGGTTAAGGGTCAAAAATACGGGTTCATTACAGGCATTCTGTATATGGCGCCGTCGGATCTGTCGGGCCAGCAATTCTGCCCCATGGCCAAGCTGGCCGGCTGCGAGGCAGCTTGTTTAAATACAGCCGGCCGCGGCGCCATGTCGTCAGTGCAGCGGGCCCGTCTGTCGAAAGCCCGGTTTTTCATCCAGCAGCGCGACGATTTCATGGACGTGCTCGCTGCTGACGTAGCCCGGCTGCAGCGCCGCGCTGCCAAGCTTGGCATGACGCCGCTGGTCCGTCTCAACGGCACGTCTGACATTCGTTGGGAGTCGATCCGCATGCGCGACGGCCGGACAATCTTCGAGGCATTTCCCGGCGTGCAGTTTTACGATTACACGAAGATTGCCAATCGACGCGACATTCCGGCCAATTACGATCTAACGTTTTCATGGTCCGGCGTCGCAGCATTCGCCGAGTACGGCCGGCGCGCCATCGATGCAGGCATGCGCGTCGCCGTCGTATTCCAAGACCGTCGCAGCATCCCGGCGTCGTATCTTGGCATGCAGTGCGTCGATGGCGACGACAGCGACATTCGCCACCTTGATCCGCGCGGCGTCGTCGTAGCGCTGTATGCCAAGGGTAAAGCAAAACGCGACACGTCCGGCTTCGTGATCCCGATCAAGCTTGTGGCGTAATCCAGCATCACTGACGAGGCCTCGATGGCCGAAACCCCGGAGACGGGGTCTGATGCAATCACAACAGGAGAAAACACCATGGACGACAATTTAGGAATGGCCGGAAAATACAACGTCTACCGTTGCGAAGATAACGCCGGGTTTTATTTCGAGCACGAGCAGTACGGTGACGAGCGCTCTGTCCGGGTCAACATTGACCCAGCGACCAAGCAGGCCTTTGACTACGAGGGCATGTACGAGGTCCCCGCGACGTGTTTGGAGTGGCTCCGCGCCAACGGCGTGAACGTCTCAGACGTCGAATAATCAGCATCTCTGACGATGGGGTGATTCCCCGAAACCCGCGAGAGCGGGTCAGATGCAAAACCATCCTGAAAAAACCAGTACAATAGCAACACCACAACACGGAGAAAACACCATGAGCACACCACAAACCCCAATCACTGTCAGCATGCTGTCCGAGTACATCGGCCAGCATTCGGCAGCGAGCTACTCAGCACTCGC